CAAATGTGTTAGTTGCCTTTACACCACCATTAAGCCTATAAGCGTGTAAAGTAGTGGCATTCAAGAATAAGTCCCTAAGCCTTTTTAACTTGGTACTGGTATAATCGTAACCAAGAATTTTCAAGCTGTCTTTCTGGAATTCCTCGTTTGTAATTGTGAATATAGCATCTTCAACGCCCCAGTCCATAATTAAAGGCAATGTTACAACACCTCTGTCGGACAATGTTGCCGAAGCTCTGGCCGCTGATGTGAAATTGATATAACTACCCGGTAATACTTTGTTTTGTGTTAAGAAAGTTCCTCCGCCTAACGCCATTATTTAATCGCCCCTTTCATAAAATCTTCTATAAGCTTGCTAACCTCACCATGAGAATAGCTTTCACCCTCTGATAGCAAAGCCGCAAGCACGTCTTTGTTGTTGCTGTATTTCTTGCTGTTTATGAGCTGTGCCTTTGTAAATTTAGGCTCTGCAATTACTTCCACAGCTTCACCAGTCTTTTGTTTCGCCATAAACTATTACCCCTTCCATATTTTCTTCTACCGCTTTTTCACGCACAATTGATATAGGGTAATCTACAAAAAAGTGTAATACTTTTTCTTGAACCCTTGAATTAAGTTTTATGCCACGTATCAAATCACCATTAACTGTTATGTATTCAAGCAATTCATATAGTTCTGCTGACACATTGTGGGATTCCTCGTTTTCATTCCCGTTCTCTGTTGGAAAATACATCACATCAAAGGAATAAACCTCTCTGTACCTGTTCCCAAGCCTTTGTGTTTGCTCTTGGGTTATTAACTGCACAAAAAAACAAGGCTCCTTAAAGCCCTGCTCTATGCTCTCAGTGTATAATTTATAATCCTCTTGGGCGTACACTGTACGTACCTTTTCAGCAATGCCCAAAACTATATCATCGACCATCAAACACACCCCTTAACAGCCTTTCAAGCTTTTGCTGTACAATTCTGTCTGCATCACGCTGTAATTCCTTTTCAGATATTGTCATCATAAATCGCCCCGACACCCAGCCACTATGGTTTGCGGTCCTGTGACCATATTCAACATATGGTGCGTACTCTGTATTGTTGTAAACCTCTATTTCGTATACATTACCATTCTTATGAGTGCCGCCAATAAACCAACCTTCACGAAGCCAACCCGAATCAACAGGTGTTCTTTTAACGGCTTTTCTAAGCAACCTCGCCGCCAATTCCTTAACCGTATCTTCTTGAAACTTCTGTATGTCAGCGCTTTGCAGTTTTTCAAGCTTATCCCTAAACTTAACCAACTGACTATAATCAACACTGCCCCATCTAGCCATTATGCCCACCTCTCTTTTAAGGTTAACTCCACTTCTTGGTGGGATAGATAAATAGCAGGCTCACCAGCGGCAACATAAGAGTTCGTTTTTTCAGCCTGTGTTACCACTATGCGACTTCCCGCTTTAATCGTTACGTCTGTGCTTAAAAATAGCTTTATGGTTTGGGATACCGCTGTGGCTGTGTCCGTCTGTGTGCCATTGGGTTTACTGCTATAGGAAAGCCTACACGGCACATCTGTAGCAACTACAGTAGCCACGGTATTGTTTATAGCACCAGTTGCCGTTACAAACTCCGTTATGGTACAAACGCCATCATACAGGCTTTCGGCATGATTTTTTAGCATACTAAATATTGACACATTACCACCTCACTTTACGGTATCGGTTTAGCTGTGCAGTATAGTCTTTTAAAAATGTCATGCCGCTATTTTCAGTGGTACTGGCAGCACTCCCAAAGGAAACACTAACGTCACCCTCGGAAATGCTTTTCACAGGCCCTTGAACTTGTTCTTGTCCTAAGCTTTCAGCTCTGTACATATCAACACACATATTAAGCAGCACATTATTTAAGCCTACAGGCACTTCTTCTATGTTGCAGTAGTTGCAAACCATATCCCTAACCTTGTCAATTACGAAAGCTAAAATAACATCTTTGCTTTCATCTGGAATACCAAGCAGTACCTTAAGCGTTGCTACCTGCTCCGGCTGTGCCATCCTCACCACCACCATTCAAAGCTTCAGTAATTTTTTTAAGAATGCCCTCGGCTGTGGTAGCCTTGCCGATGTCAATAGTATTTTCATTGGCATAAGCCGTAAGCTCTTCAACCGTCATTTCCTCAAAAGGTTTCTCTTTTGGCTCTCCAATAAGCTCATACCCTTGGGCAAGGTACTCCGCTTTCTTCGCTTCATTATCTGTAAGCTTTACTACGTTAAATTTCTTAAGCTGATACATTTAAATCACCCTTTCTTAGATTTTAGCGTCCTTGATATTTACAAAAAGAGAATTTTTCTTATTATCAAGTACCCAAATGTCATGGTAACGTCTGTAATCCATGCTCCATGCGTTAGCTTTCTGGTAGGTATCTGGTGTGAAGATACGCATTTTGTCCTGCTTTGTTACGGCAATTGGTGAAGTTCTGGCAACAATAAGGAAGTTAATATCCTTTGCAGTTGTGCCTTTAATAAAACCGCCCGTTTCCTGCCCAGCCGTTGAACCGTCATAAAGGGTAATTGCTGTGTACATACGGTTGCTTGGTACTGCAATAAGAGGACAGCCGTCAATTTGTGGCACTTGGGTATTAATACCACCCTGGGCAAAAGTAACCGCTGTAAGCTTGCCTAAAGCCGCCTCCTCAACTGCTCCAACAGTGTCAAAAGTAGCTAAAATATCTAGCTCACCATCATAACCAGCCTCACGAACAACCTTAATGCCTGCTTTAATTTTATTGATAATCGTGGCCGCCGCAACAGTGTAGCCATACTCTACCTGTGTATCATCAGCAACGCCCATAGCAGTTGTTGCAAGCTTTGAAATACGGTAAGCATCAATTTCAGGCACTAGCATTGTACGCTGAAATTCTCCCATTACATTTCCTGCAGTGGCAATAAAGTTGGTTTCATCCACGTCCATAGCATCAAGTAAAAATTTTCTTCCTCTGTCCTGTGTCATTGCAAGGGTCTGATATTCAAGAGTAACGCTGCCATCAACATAACCACCCGTCCTTGAATAATCACCAAGTCCCTGTACGGATAGTTTTGGCACTTTAACCTCATTTCCCCCTGTGTACTTTACCTGTCCTGCATTTGCGTCCATAAAGCCTGTTTTAAGGGTCTGGACTGCAAGTAAATCTAAATTCGCTTGAAATAGTGTTGCGAACTCTAATACATTTGCCATTATTTATTCCTCCTTAATTTTAATTAGTCTTTATACCCATAGCCTGTGCTATCTGGGCATTTACATCTGTTCCTGGTTCAGCTGGCGAACCTTTTGTAAAGCCTGTGCCTACACTTGTCTTTGTTTCAATATCAAACAAATAACTGTCGGTTTCTTTAAGTCCCTCTAGGTCTAAGCCGTCTAAAGTGCCGTCCTCTTTAACATTAATCTTTTCCATGTCCAGGAGTGCCTTAATAGCCTTTGCATTTTTGCCCTTGGCACCAAGGATAGCCATATCAATAGCACTGTTTTTCTGGTTGTCACTGATTTTTTTAGTAAGACTTTCGGTTTCAGACTTGTATTTGCCCTGTAATTCCTCGTACTGCTTTTGTAACTCTGTGTTGTCTCCTGAAGCCTTTTTCAAACCCTCAATATCTTTATCTCGGGCTTTAATTTGTGCTTCCAAATCCTTTTTTGTTTCGTTTGTGGTGTTGAAGTCTGCTCTGGAAACAAAGTTTTCCCCCAGTTTTTCAGATACCTTTTTATCAACCTCCTCTGTGTAGCTTTCGCCTAAAATTTCCTTTAACCATTCATGCTTCATACTCGCTTCTCCTTTCACTCTATCCTTTTTATCTGGCCAGTCCCAGTATTGAGCTGTGCTGTTTTGTCCCTGCACAAAGGGTAATGTTTGCATCAAAAAAGGACTTCTTTAACGTCTGTGTCCAAAGACGAGATAAGCTGACCACCTTCACCTTCCTATAAAAAATTATATTTCAGCTATATCTCTCGAGAAAAACTCCAGAAAATTTCTCCCAAACTTGCTCAATTTAAAAGTTTCTGTAGCTTTAAGCTTTCCACTAGTTTTAAACCCCTTTAAACTGTATTTTTTCTCTTTTGATATTGCCGTTAAATATTCTTGCATCATAAAAATATCTTTGTATAAATATTCTTTCATTTCTTCTTTGTTGGTAGTCAAGAGCCCAAGTCGTTCAAGTTTTTCACGTATAGAGCGAAATTGTTCTATCTCTATGCCTTTTCTTTCAATAAAGTCCAAAGTATTATGTACAAAACCTTTGTAATAAAAATCCAACACTTCAAGGTCTAGCAATCTGGTGCTTAGCAATGTATCATAATACAAAAGCACAAAATCTTCGTTAGTATCGTTTTGACCTGACAATCTAACAAAACCCGTTTCCAAGAACTTAATTTTTTCCTCCTGTACTTCTTCTAATACATAATCACTTATCATACCAAAATATTTATCTTTAAAATTTAGAAGACTTACATCGTTTAGCCTAGATAGATTTCCATTAATCTTTCCTATGTCTTCTTTCATTTGTTCCATAAAAATTCCATACATCCGTTCTTGCCTTTTCTGCTGATAAGCAAGCAAAACATTCACCACCCCTGGAGCAATCGTTCCAGCCACTCCTTGTAATATCAATTCACACGCAATCGGTGCCACTGCTTCTGTAGAAGCACCAAATAAATCTATTGCTTTATCCTCTATACCCATCCTATATTCCTCCTTTTTATTAAAATAGAGTAACATAAAAATGGGCATTAAAAAACCACCTAAACATTAGTGTCTAAGTGGTTATTAATTAAGTACTTCGATGATTTTAATTTCGTGTAAATAAATTTCTGTAAGTCCATTCTCTTTAGTTCTAACGGCGATACTCGCCTCCTCAGGCTCATTATCAATCGCTTGAGTAAAGTCTGTACATATCCCCTTAAATTCCATTCCTTCAGCACAAATTACTCTAATTTCCTTACCACCATACCGACTTAGTTCTGATTCAGTCATAATTATTCCTCCTCTTTTCTTGCAGGTACAATATGTACACCTTTTTTAGAATAGTGAATTGTAAACCTATTTGTAAGAGCTTCTTCCCCTGTATTGCCATTAATATAAGTGCCTATAGTCTTACCTACCCTAACCGTTTCTTTATTATTCCATGACCCCGAAACTGTTCTCATTATCTCTCCTGTTCCTGCATATTTGTTTACAAACTCCTGTGCTTCTTCTA